GTATAATACTGCTAACACTTTTAGTTGGCCCAGATCTTCCGTATCTGGCGCTTGCACCAATTTGCCTCACGTTAGATTGGATATGGCTTCTTCTACTATGGCAGTGCTTAAGGTTCCTTTCTTGAACATTTTAGAGTTCATGCCAGTAGGTGACAAAGATTTGAGCACGGGTACCAACGCTTGGGCTTACGGTTATTTCGCCCTTAACACTATATTGCCAAGTCGGTATGGTGCTGGTTTGAGTGATGCCACCTATCGCGTTATGATGCATTTGGAGGACCTTGAGCTCATTGGGGCAGCTCCCCATGAGCAAGTTGACGTTACTTTGCAGGCTGGTAAGCGGCTCAACCCTATAAACGAGGAGTTTGAGAATGACGCGTACCCCTACAGCAGTACTTTACATTCGGCTTCTAGGACTGTGTCTTGGGTAGCTAAGGGTGTTCCCTCGTTGTCCAGCATTGCAGGGCCCACTTCTTGGTTTTTAGGCAAAGCCGCTGGTGTTTTGCGTTATTTGGGATATTCCAAGCCGCAAATTCAGGAGCCAATTGTGAGAATGCATCCTACTGACACGATAGGAGAGTTCAATGTCGATGTTCCTTCTGCTACCGTGACGATAGGACCTTTTGCATCTAATCATTTGAGTGTAGATCCTCAATTTGCTGCCACTGATGTTGATGAAATGTCTTTTTCTTACATTCTTTCACAGTGGAGTCAGATTCGTATAGGGCAGCTTTCGACCACTACTCCTCTGGGCACTAATATTTATGTGTGCCCTTGCACACCTCAAGTTATGTGGTTTCGCAGCAACTTTACTGGCGGTGCGCCCTATTGCAACATACCGCCACCAAAGTTGTCCGTTGCTGGTAATACATTTAATTCTTTTCTTCCTTCTCATATTTATAATTTGGCTCAAATGTTCGGGCAGTGGCGTGGCGGTTTTGAATTTAGGTTTACTTTTGCCAAGACCAAAATGCACAGTGGACGTGTTATTTGTTCGTTCACACCTGAGCTTCCTCAGAACTTTTTGTCTCTTTATTCTTCTACGCAGCCTACAGTCACTGTAGCTGCTGCCACTGCTTCTGGTCCTCAACCCTTTTCGCACAGCGCTGTTTTTGATTTGCGTGATGGTAATGTTTTTACGTTTGAAGTGCCTTTTATGTCAGTTTTTCCTTATCTGGCATTGGATACGTG